AAGGCGAATCTGTCAGAAGATGAATACGATCATATATGGGGCGGAGATTACGACGAATCGGTGGAGCGTAACATCATTAAGAAAGCTTGGTTCGATGCGGCTATCGATGCTCATATTAAATTAGGGATTAAATCAATGAGTATCTCCCCGGTGTACTTCTTGGACTTTTCTAAGTTATCTTCGTAAATAAAAGAACCTCTATCCCCCTTCTCTGCTTGAGATTGGACGGACTTCTCACTTAACAATTGAGGCGCTCTACCTAATGCGGGGGCGTGAATACCAGTAGTCGCCTCTATATCCATAGACGCTTGCTGGATCATTGCTAGTGAGGCTTGTTGCAGTGATGGCGCGCCGCTTCTCGCTGGTGGTCCAGGGTGCTCTTTGTCTGGGGTGTAAGGCATGAATGGCTGGTTCTTCCTTGGGAATGATTTCCATGCAGCCTCATGGCCTGCAGCCATTGTCTTAGTGTACCAATAAGGGTCTTTAGGGGTTAACGCGCTCGTTTCGATGGCCTGACTGGTCTCATAGTTGTAAATTCTTTGAGGGTCTTTCGCATCTCTGACAATACCTTTTACGTGGGTATCATTTTCAATGTGATGGACTTTTCCGAACACGGGAACTAAGGGAATATATTTACCAGCCCACTTATTAGGGCCTTCTAATATCTCAAGTCCACTCATTTTGTACATGATTATCTTATGAGTATCAACCTTCCTGGTTTTCAGTACGGTAATACCTTTCTCTTTAAGCTCGTCAATGACCGCCTCTTCTTCTCCTAAGTCAATGACCTTGCCGTCTGACATTAAAGCCAGCTCTCTAGTAATGGGTTCTTTCTTCCAGTACTCGGCCACTCTGATAGAGTCTTGCTTAAACCAGTTTCGACAATTTGAGACATTACTTAGTTGGTTTTTATTAAAGCTTGCGGCTGATGCTTCAGGCCATTTATCTTTAAAGTCGGCAGGGGTAAAGTTGGTTATCAAGAAGGCGTACATGGCATCTCGTTTGTCATACTCTTCTGATGGGCCGAAATACAAGGAGCTTGCGGCGGATTTAATCGGCTTTATCTTAATATCCTGTTCAAATACGTCATCGTCATTAAACTCTGTTAACACTCTCCAACCACCATAACCACCTGCGATTGACTCATCGAATGCCGCATCATATGAATTAGCAGCCTTTGAAACTGATTCGATATTCCTGATGAGTCCATTGAATACCTTGGCGGTCTTTTCGTCGGCACCACTCGATACCGGTCTTATCTTGATGGTGGTTCTGTTCTGTCTTTGGTTGCCAACGATTTGATCGATAGCGGGTTCAATGCGGTTAATAGTGAATCGAGGTCTATTAGCTCGTTTAGTTCTTGAATCTTCATCCCACTGACCACCTTGAACATGAGCAAAGCGCATCTCTTCGATGGAAAGCTGTCTTTGATCTCGATCTTCCACCTGCATAAAGCGGTTCATCGCTTCTGCGTGTATTGTTTTATGTTCTTCGTTATCTGATGCCATTATTAAAACTCGCTATCGAAATCGATATCTATTAGTTTTACACTATTATAAGGCAATTCCTCGCCCATTGCCAAGCAGTCAGCCATCCCAGGACTATCCAATCCTAATTTTGATCTCATCATTGCTTTCGACATTAATTGTATTTTGCCTGCTCCATTGGGAATGGTGGGTATTCTGCACACTTCAGACCGAAGTTTGTTAATTAACTTAATAGTTGATGAAATACTAATAATGGTGTCTGGATCTTGATACTGTCCTTTCTCAACCCATAACCAGGTATTATAAAACCTTTGAGCGACTTTAATATAAAACTGCGCACGTTTATTGGCAAACGTATTACCGTTAGTTTTAGGTTTATCTTTTGACCCTAACGATTGCAGCCCATCATAAACCTCGTCTTTTTCTTCGACCTCTCCGGACCCGTGATAGGCTCTAAGTTCACATTTAATCCCTTTAAAGTCAGCGGCTATCTGTCTTCTCAGTAACGCTCCCATTCCGTCAGCATCCCAAACAAACAAATCAGTGTTAGCTTTTATTGCTATCTCTGTCGCTAAATCACAGCCATCATTGCCGTCCTTAGCTTCCACCTCTCCGATATCAGAATAGAATATGCCTTTCCTGACAGAATAAGCTTTTGAGTCTTCACCCGTATCTCCGGGGTCGTGGGTTGATATAGTGGCACCTGTTGGTTTAATCCCTAATTTAATATGAGCATCGATAGCCGCATCGAACCAAGCTTTCTTAATGATGTTACGCTCCACCGATTCGTCGTAATCTCCGCCCCATATATGATCGTATTCATCTTCTGACAGATTCGCCTTATCATCCAATCGTTCTTGTTCTAGCTCCGGGGGAAACCATGGGTTATCCTGGTAGTTCATTTGGACAATCATCACTAAATCGTCCTCATATCTTCCACACTTAGCTAACTCCCTTTCAGCCCTTGCTAGATATTTCTTGGCTATTGCATCCTCTCTTGAGCCTCGATTCATTGATATCCATATCTCTGGGGGTTCTACGTGAGCTTCATTATCTGCTGCACTTGAACGGATAGATGGAGTTAAAACCTTAAGAGAGTTCTTCGAGACGCTTTCACCTTCTTCTATTCTTAATTTCTTGACACCAGCTAATGATTTCAACGAGGTGATGTTTCTTGCCAATCCTTTATAAAATATCTCTCCGCCGCTATGAGTTTTGATGTCTGTTGCAGATGGATAAAAACCTTCTATACCTAATCTGTCAATTTCCATCTTAAGGTTTTCATGGATTGAATCATCGATTGAGTTCTGGTATTCACGGGTAGCGCATATCCTTTGTCCTTGGTCAGCATAAACCAACATAGCGTCATCCATTCCGACACTCTTAGCGCTCCCTCTACCGCCTACCGCTATCTTGACCCGTTTAGGTTTTGACATTAACCAAGCGATACCCTCAGTTATCTGGAGAGGGATATCAGCCAATGTGGTATGCCATCAAAAGCGGTAAAACTAAACCTATAAAAATAGCACCCCAAAACTGAAGTCCAAATATCATTGCATCTTTAAGCTCATTCAAAGCTTTCATTCCGGTAATATCACCAAATAACCAATCAACTATCAGGCTAGATATAAAGCACATTATTAATCACCTTTAGTTGTCACCGGTTGAATGATGAAATTATTGCGTATCGGTTTGTCGCCACTAGTGATGTCAGTCTTATCTTTCAAGCCTAAATCTCTAGCTATAATGTTAGCGTTTAATAGGTCTGCCGCTGCCCCTGAGAACTTTTGAGCGTATATTATCTTCTCTGCTCGCGTAATGACTCTCAAGAAATCATCATCTTCTTTATAGTTTGTTAAGGTGTTTTCGCAGATATCTAGGAATATACAAAGACCTGAAACGGTCATTGCTCGCATCTTAGCCACTGTTGCGCGCGTGATTGAACCTTGGTTATGAAATATTTTTTCTTCTTCTAGTGGATTGTCTTCACACCATTGGAAATACTCTTGACAGCATTCCCATAGTTTCTCAGAGTCGCCGAAGATTGGCTTTCTACCGTGAGAGCTTCTAGCTTTCCAAAATTGATTACCTTCTGGTGCTGGCATTACTTCTTTGCCTGTTTAGGTTTATCAGTCATTATTAATAATATCTCTTATTGACGTCTTAGCAGCTTCATCGGGATCAATCAGTGTCATTTTCCCAAAGTCTTTGATTGGATCACCAATCCATTGTGTTGGCTCTATCTTGGTTACTTTGTAATCGATCGCTACTTCATCGATAAATCGATCCTCACCTGCTAACACACCGATAAATCTTTTGGAGTTTGATTTAATCTCTTCTATCTCATAACCTCGGGCCTTGATAAACGCTCTCTTCTCTGTGTTATCCATTATTGCCTCCAAAACTTGCCACACCTAGTCCTATAGATTTTGATACGCATTTTTGTGTATAGGTGGTTTCTGATTGGGGGATACGCTGAAAAGGAAAATAGTTAACTGGTGGATGATACTCAATTTTAGTATCACTAATAACTATTACTTGGCCGTTCTCACATATATGTACCGTTTTACCATCTGAAATCAACCCAAAGTGTTTGGCTATTGCTATAGCGTCATCTTTGCCGATAGAAACACCTTTCTTTAATACGTCAATACTTTCTAGCGTTAAGAAAGAGTTACCAACTTTCTGTAAATTCGTTCTTGCGTCTGCAAATTCATATTTAGTTATATCAAACATTAGATTAACCCCCAAATACGCAGCTTCAGTTTAATTCTGAATAACGTGTATCTTATTTTGTGCGTAATTAATCGTCTAATATAAGGGATTTCAATAAAACCTAATGTTCGACCTACAAAGAATCCATAGTTAACAGCGAGCGTATCAGCCCAATACCATTCATCAGGCAGTTTACCTTCTGTTCTTAATCGATAGTTACGTTTTATGAGTGGTCGGAGTATTAAGATGAATACTGGCCACAGTAGAATTCTTTTAATTGCGTGCATAACATTTTCTCCTCTGCGCCTCTTTTAAGCTGTGCGATAAGCGGTGTTATG